GCCATACTTGCCGCCACGGCTTTACTGGCCACAGACAGGGCCACCATACCCGCCGTCGCTGCCAGGCTTCGCACCCGGTTCACCGCTAACAGGGCGTTGCTTTTCAGCGTGGCCACAACGTTTACCCAAGCGTGGGAGCGCATAAAAGCCTTACTTGGGTTTAGCCCGGTGGGGTTATTAACCGGTGCCTGGTCGGGGTTATCGGGTTTCTTTAGTGACATTTGGCAGGGCATAAAAGGCAGTGTGAGCGGCTTTTTCAGTTGGCTAGGTGACACACTAAGCTTTAACCCGTTATCGGTCTTAGGCGATGCCTGGGCCGGAATCACTGGGTTTTTCTCAGGGCTATGGGATAGCGTGGCCAGTGATACCGATACGGGCCTTAATGGTGTGACATCTGCCCTGGCGTTTTCCCCGCTGGGAATACTGACCGGTGCCTGGTCGGGGTTATCGGGTTTCTTTAGTGACATTTGGCAGGGCGTAAAAGGCGGCGTGAACGGCTTTTTCAGTTGGCTGGGTGGAAAGCTAGGGTTTAATCCGTTATCGGTCTTAGGCGATGCCTGGGCCGGAATCACTGGGTTTTTCTCAGGGCTATGGGATAGCGTCGCGGGCGAGTCTGATGCGGGCCTTAGTGGTGTGACATCCACCCTGGCGTTTTCCCCGCTGGGAATACTGACCGGTGCCTGGTCGGGTTTATCGGGTTTCTTTAGTGACATTTGGCAGGGCGTAAAAGGCGGCGTGAGCGGCTTTTTCAGTTGGCTGGGTGGAAAGCTAGGGTTTAACCCGTTATCAGCCTTAAGCGATGCTTGGGCCGGAATCACTGGGTTTTTCTCAGGGCTATGGGATAGCGTGGCCAGTGATACCGATACGGGCCTTAGTGGTGTGACATCTGCCCTGGCGTTTTCCCCGCTGGGAATACTGACCGGTGCCTGGTCGGGTTTATCGGGTTTCTTTAGTGATATTTGGCAGGGCGTAAAAGGCGGCGTGAACGGCTTTTTCAGTTGGCTGGGTGGAAAGCTAGGGTTTAATCCGTTATCAGTCTTAAGCGATGCCTGGGCCGGAATCACTGGGTTTTTCTCAGGGCTATGGGATAGCGTGGCCAGTGATGCCGATGCGGGCCTTAATGGCATTAAATCCGCATTTGCCGGTGTGACGCAATGGCTCACTGATACGGTGTTAAGCCCTATCAGTGACATTAAAGACACCCTGGGCGGGCTATGGGATAGCGTCTTTGGTGAAGACAAAAACGTCAATGTTAACAGCCAAGTGAAAGCAATCACCGCCCCAGCGGTGGCAGCGGTACCCACGTTAACCAACCCGGTAGACGGCACCCCGAACGAGGCCCAAAGCCCCGCGCCGGGCGTGGCTCAAAACCGCCCCCTGGTAACAGGTATTCCCGCCCCGTCGGGGGGACACGCTACCAGTTACAGTTACCAGTATGGGGATATTGTGATCCAGTCACAGCCTGGTGACAGTGCCCAAGACATTGCGGCCGAAGTGCGCCGCCAGTTAGATAACCGCGAACGGGAAAGCAGACAGCGAAGCCGAGGCCGCTTAGGTGATTAATAACAAAGGGGGATGAATGGCCACCATAATGATGTCGCTAGGCGGCTTTAGGTTTGGGTTGTCAACGCTGCAGTACCAGGAATTAACCACGAACCTGGTATGGCGCTGGCAGAAAAAAGAACGCTATGGCCGCACCCCGGCCATGCAGTTCCAGGGCAAGGATGCCAAAACCCACACGTTTAAAATAACGTTGTATCCCGAAAACGCCGCTGATCTTAATCGGTTTGGCCAGTTGGAAGCCCTGGCGGATAAGGGGGAACCCGTCCGCCTCGTGTCGGGCGGCTCAGTGTCAGTAAATGGCAGCCTTATGCCGTCGGGTACCGATTTGGGCCGATATGCGATCACGTCGCTGGATATCGGCAAAGCCGAGTTTATGGCCGACGGGGTAGCGCTTAAGCAAACCGCACAATTAACCATTGTCGAATATGGCGAAGACGTATGAACAACCAGGTAACGTATACCACCAAAACCGGCGATATGCTGGATAAGATATGCTGGGATTATTACGGGCCGCGCCGTGGGGCGTATGAAAAAGTAATGGAGGCTAACCCTGGACTTTCCCAGCAAGGCCCCATTTTGTCCGCTGGCCTCGTGCTTAACATGCCGGAACTACCGGCAGAGGAAAGCACGGCCACGGTATCACTATGGGATTAATCGCGTATGCAACAGGCTGACTTTAAAGTAATTGCAAACAGTGAGGATATCACCGCCAAAATACGCGACCGGTTATTACGCTTAGCGGTACATGATGCCGCTGGCCTAGAGTCGGACACCCTCACGTTAACGTTAGATAACCGTGATGATGCGGTGACGTTCCCGGCCACTGGTGCCGCCCTGGAAGTGTGGCTGGGCTATAAAAATACCCCGCTAGAATACAAAGGATTGTACGAGGTGGACGAACTGGAAGACAGCCTGGACACCGACGAATTGACCATACACGGCAAAGCGGCGCGCATGAAAGGCAGTTTAAAAGCCCCAAAAGATGCCAGCTATGATGACGTAACCTTTGGGGATTTAGTCGAACAGATTGCCCAGGCGCATGGCTATGAGGCGGCGATAAGTGACACCCTGGCTGCAGTAATGTTTCCTCACATTGACCAAAAAGGCGAAAGTGATTTAAACCTGTTAAGCCGGTTGGCCCGTGATAACAATGCGATAGCCAAGCCGGTTAACGATAAATTGGTGGTGTTACCCAAAAGCCAGGCGAAAAGCGTTACCGGCAAAGACTTGCCCGCGTTAACGTTGTCTGACCGGTCGAATAGTTCCGGGCGCGTATCTATTCACGAACGCACCGACTATCAAGCCGTAACCGCGTATTGGTTTGATGAAGCTAAGCAAATGCGGGAGCCGGTGACCGTGGGAAGCGGTGAGCCGGTGTATACCATGCGCGACAATTACACCGATGAAGACAAGGCCAAAAACGCTGCAGCGGGCAAATTAGAAGACCTGCGCAGAGGCAAGGCCAGTTTGACGTTAACCCGTCCTTTAACCCCCACTATTATGCCAGAGGGGGTGATCACATTGACCAATCATAAGCCCAGCGTAAACGGCGATTGGACAGTGGAAGACGTGGATCACGTCATTGAATCCGGGGGCGTGTCGTACACGTCGGCCCGGTGCGTCACAAAAGAATAATCATTACACACAATGTTGGCTAAGTTCTTGCCTTACCTGCCCCCATAGAGAGCAATATACACTTAATTAATTGGAGTTTTTCATTATGAAAAAATTAACTTGCGCAGTCATCATGGGCCTTTGTTTTTCTTCTTTTTCTGCGTTCGCCGCTGATGATAAAGACACGACAACGAAAGACACGAACCCTAAGCCACTTTCGTTTCCAAAGCCTGGCCCTATTCGCGTATAGGTGAGGTGTGGGCCGCCCCGGCGGCCTGCGTTCGCGTTTTACGCTTCCTGTTTTTCAAGTAACACATACCCCAGCAAAGCGATGGGGAAACCCGCCGCAACCCCTTGTTGCACAACATCCCATAGTAAGAAAAAGTCAAAATGCCCGTTTTCTGACAACGTGGCCCATATTCCCCCATCAAACGGCACCCGATTAACCAGCCCGTAAATATCCCCCCAGCATGAAAAAAATACATCCACAATAAGTGACGCCGCCGTAAACGCCGCACAAAAAAGCGTAAAGGCCGTGCTATGGGTATTTTTAATAACCTGGTAAAGCTTATGTTGAAGCGGCCCATTTTCACGAAAAAAGGCCAGGCCATTGACCAAGTGAGTAAACCCTTTATTGGGTAGCCATCCCCGCTTATGCAAGGCGACGCAAGGCCGCGCGAGGAAATTTAAGTATTTATCCTGGATGTAGCAGTGCGGCCCGCACCACGCAAGAAACTTGGCCGTGATAAACGTGCGGCAATAGCAATACAATAAAACGGGTAGGCTGGCGATAACATCCGCCCAAATGGCTAAGTAAGGACTGATGGCCGCCAGGGCCGGGAACACAGCCAGGTAAAAAAGCACGTAGTAAATCAGCATTAAGCCGGTGTATTCCAGGATCATGCGTTTGTTATTGAGCGCCTTAAAATACATGCCCCCCACACACAGGGACATAACAAACGAAAAACTTACCACTTCATACACCGTTTGTAGGCCGCCACCCCCGCTAATATTAAATACCCCTAGCTTTATCATGCTAAAGCCTAGTAGCCCCAGCGTGAGCGGTTTTATCGTCAACTTAATTATTCTTTTCATTGTCATATCTGCCCTATTATTTTAGGTATTTGGCAAGGGATGAAAAAACGCGTTGCACTGGTGAGGCCGCCCCTTGTGTTTGGCCAACCACGTACCCTTTCACCAGGACGTTTTGAAGCGTTAGCCACTTTTCGATTGGGATAGAGCGTTCGCCGCTTTCATAACGCTGCAGTGTGCGCGGTGAGATATTCGCGTTGTGCGCCGCTTCTTCCTGGCTAATGCCTAAGCGTTCGCGGGTTGACTTTAAATCATTGGCTATGGTGGCCCGGCTCACGCCTTGCCATTGAATTGGGGGTTTTTTGTTCCGTTCGTCAAACATTTACATATATCCATATACTGCATGGGGGCGCGTTTTTACCAATGTAAACCGAGCAGCGCAACTAAAAAAGTGCATAGTTATAAAATGGTATACGTATGTAGCCGCCAGGCCGCGAAAGTCGGGGAAGATGTTTTTTTTAGGTATACGACCGTTTGGTCGTTCACGGGGTGCGATTTTAGGCGCAGAATACAGGCACTTTTCGTTGTCCCGCCATCTACGGAAAAACATGAAATAAAAAACTGGCTTTTGAAAAATCAATCATTAAGCTAGTTGGGACTGTACGGCTATACAGTATTATTTGTTGTGCATTTTAGAAGGAAATTAAATTTGACCAAAACCGATCTGATCATACATGATAACCCCCTAGATGGACTGGAAAACCTTATCCAGGGTTTCGACCTACTTTTGTCTATTGAAGGCCCAGCAGCACTGGACGACGGCTTAATTATGTTGGTTCGTTTGATGCGCGCCCAAGGGCTGACGATCCGCGAAAAATTGAACGAATAATGGCGGGGTGGGTTAAAAAGTTTAAAAAAGGTTTTGAGTGTTTAACACTTTTAGTGTTAAATTGTAATGACTGAACGCCAACGGCGTTTCGTATAGGAAATAAAATATCGGGTAGGTTAGAAAAACCAAGCGCCAGAAAGACAAAAACCCCAAGGTTGCAGCCTTGAGGTTCTTAAAATCGGAATTAAATGTTAAATCGGAATAACAATTAAACCCATATCAGGTAATTGTTAGTCTACTTAGCAAAATCCGATTGCGCAATACCTTTGCCTGAAAAAATCGGATAAAATAATGACTAATAATTTAATGCCTGGTATCGCACCGGGTTTCGCGCCCCTTGCGCTAAGTGGGCGTGTACTGTGACCATTCGTATTCCCGCTAATAAGCGCGGTATTCAAGAAAAAGTTTTTGTCCATGAGTGGACAACACGCACTTTCACCCCGACCGCTGGCCTTATCTTTGGCTTTTTGGCCTTTTCTATCTGTAAAAAAGGCCAGGCTACCCACTCTAAATCTACGCTGGCCCGTCGTATCCATTGCGAACGTAAAACAATACAGCTAAACATTAAAAAGATGGTAGAGGCTGGCTGGCTCAAAACGGCCCCGTGCAAGAACGCCAGCAACAACGCGTTCTTGTTTGGTGATAAGTGCCCAGAGCAAGTGATCCGCTCTTACCGTGCCCTTATTAAGCGTAGTGGCAAGCAACGTGATGACGGCTTTCTCATTGGCGTTGATTTGGCCGGTTACGATAAGTTAGACAAAGAGGACATCAACCGTAAAAAGGCCGCCCAATGGCGTACCCTGGCTTACGTTAGAGCCTTACTGGCGTACCGTAATGCGTCACATGCAATGCGTAACGATAAACAAGCCCGCGCAAAATATAAAAACCTTACCGCCTTGGCCAATCATCTTAACGTGTGTTTAAAGACAGCTAAGCGCTATCTCAGTATTTTATCTGATGCTGGGGAAGTGGTTGTGGTATGGGATAAAGGCTTGTGTGTGGACGCTGCAGGCGCGTTATTTGAACGAGCCTTAGATGCGTACCAGAAGCTTAAGAAGTTACAATACGTAGACCATTACGACCCGGTCTACTAAACACCTACCAATACATAAAATGATAACTGGGGCTACCCAGTTTTTCGCGTGCCTAAATTTCGTAAATCACTGTATTTAATGGTAAAATATACGTTTTTCCGCCATTAATCCCCGCTCTGCAATCCCGGTTTCATTCTCTTAATCTATCGATTTCACCAGGCTGTGAACAAAAGTAGCTATCTTTTATTAAATAAGAGAATTTATAACGCACCCCTACCAATATATTGACGCACTAAATGTGATTTATTCAAATCTATTGACGCACATAAAGAGTCTTACAGAGAGAGTATATTATATATAGGTGTTCCACGGCCTACGGCCAAGAGTGCCTTGCCCCTTATGACGGCCATAAATGGCCTGGGGCAAGAGTAATAAAAGAGGCGTCGCCAAGGGCCATAAATGGCCTGCGACATATCCGCATAGCCCACCTTATATAGATTTAACCTGCTTAAGCGGATCATGTTTAACTCATTTAAAGAGCGGTTTGGCAGGATGCGGATTGGCAATTTCCGTACCTATAACGCCATATCGCCATTAAACAACGACAAATTCTATTACTCAGCAGGTTTATCATGCGCTTGCTAGCGCATAACTGTGGGCCTACGGCCCGTTTTTATTTTTTAAAAAGCAGGGTTAGCATTACAGGAAAGTAAACGCATAAGGGAGATATTAACAATGCGTAAAAGATATTTAATAGCGATATTAGGGTTATTAGGGGTTTTGCGCCCATCCCCTCGAAATCGGCATCAGAATGATGACGGCCAAATGAACGCGCTTTTTGTGAATTCTTCGAAAAACTGCCAAATAATTAAAAATAGGCATAGATAACTAAAATGATAAAAGCTTCTGCTGTGAG